CGTTTGGTCCTCGCCCGAGCGTCTTTTGCCTCGCGTCGCAGACGTTGGTGCCGCATTGACCCCAGATTTCAGCCTGTGGGTCGACATGCCGCGGGCCGCGCAGGTCTGGAACGTCTACCGCGCCCGCTGGTGCGGTGCGTACTGGCAGTCGCAAGGGATCGAGGTGCTACCCACCGCGTGCTGGTCGACACCAGACACGTACGACTTCTGCTTCGACGGGATCCCGGAGGGTTCCACGGTCGCGATCAGCTCTATGGGCATCCGCTCGAGCAAGACCGACCAGGCGCTCTTCCGCGCCGGCCTCCAAGAGCTCCTCGATCGCAAGCAACCGCAACTGCTGCTGGCGTACGGCCAGCTTCGGCACTGCGACGACATAGACCTCCCCGAGGTCCGGGAGTACCCGACCTTCTGGGACAGACGACGAAAGCAGGTAGCTGAGGCATGGGAGGACGGGGCGGCAAAGGCGGCACCGGTCCCGGCACTGGATCCCGCAACAACGGTGGGAAGGGAGCCGGTGGATCCGGCTCTACAGGCTCATCCGGCGGCGGTGGATCCTCCTCAGGCAGCAGCGGAGGCGGCAAGGGCACCGGCAGCGCCGGCACCGGAGGAGTAACCGGTGGTGGCGGTGGAGGAAGCGGCGGTGGCGGCAGTTCGACCACCACGCCTGCGGGCTCCAAGCGCGTAGCCATCAAGTTCGGCGAGGGTCTGACGGACACCGAGAAAGCTACCCAGCAGAGCAAGATCGACAAGCTCCCCGATCACGTCAGCAAGAGACTGGCCGAGACCGGGACCGAGGTCTGGGTAGGCACCCGAGCCGACGAGACCCCCGGCTGGCACTCCTTCTCGAAGTACACCGGCCTGGACTCCAACACCAAGATCGGTGACGGCCGAGAGATGGGCTCTCTGAGCTTCTACGTGCCCAGCACAAACCAGCTCTTCATCTCAGTCCACCACCCCGGTGGCAGCGTGAACGTCTACACCCACGAACTCGGACACGCTGTCGACTATCAGTGGACGGGCACCAGCACCATCAGCAGAGACCCCGACTGGGTGAAGCTGCACACCGACAAGATCCTGAACAACCCCAACATCGATTCGTACTTCCGAGGCGGGCCCACCGGGACAGACCCCGTGTCCGGCCGAGCCGAGCTGTTCGCCGAAGGCTTCGCGATCTTCAACGAGTACGGTCGCGGCGCTCTCGTAGGATGGGTGAAGGACGAAGCAACCGCAGACGAGATGATCCGAATCTGGAAGAAATACGGAGTGTTCAAATGATGCCACCCACGGATCCGGTAGAGCCGCCCGTTGGCGACATCGCGCCGTACCCCGATCAGATCCTCACGCTAGGCGGCAACCGCTGGCTGTCGCTAGACGGCCGCGTGCTCCCGAGCCCCCGCGGTGTCCCATGCGACCTGCAACCGAACACCCTGGCGTTCTGGGAAGCCGCCGCTCTGCGCGGATCCGGCAAGCCGCTCTCCGAACTCATCGTGTGAGCTGGGCCGACTCAACACGTCGGCAAGAACTTCCCCCGGACTGGGAGACGAAATACCGTCTTCCGGTCCTTCAGGATGCCAACTGGCTCTGCGAGATCGAGATGCCAGGCTGCAAGCGAGTGGCCACCGACGTGGACCACGTGCGCCGCGGTAACGATCACAGCCGTCACAACCTGAGGGCTGCATGTGGCTGGTGCCACGACAGGAAATCATCCGCTGAAGGCGTATCTCGCCGCGCGGAGCTCAAGGCCCGGAGGAAGCGACCAGCAGAACGCCACCCTGGGCGTCGATAAGCAGGCCGGGTGCCTGCTCTTAGCCCAGGAGGCACAATGGCCGGCACTCGAGGCCCGATCGGCAAGCGAGACGAAGAGCGCGTCCGACGTAACAAGCCGGATCAGGCCACCGAGACGGTCACGATGATCGGCACCGTGTCCGTACCCGAACTCGGCGAAGTGAGCTACATGGGCGAAACCCACCAGCTCATCATCGACCTGTACGACTCGATCAAGCAGTCAGCGGCCGTGAAGTTCTACGAGCCAACCGACTGGCAAGTCGCCCGAATCGCTCTCTACGCACTCAACGAAGAGCTCATCGCAGCGCGACACATGGGCAAGCCGATAGGCGCGATGAAGCTGACGGCCATCAACCAGATGCTCACCTCGCTCACCCTGACCGAGGGTGAGCGCCGCCGCGCTCGTATCGAGGTCTCAAGGGCCCCAAGCGATTCCGCTGGGGCAGAAATCCTAGATGTAACCGACATGCTCCGCCAACGCCTGGAGGCGGCTGGCGGGCAGTGATTGGTCCCCCGGAGGGGGTTCTGAGTGGTCGCCGCTACCGGCCGCTCCTCCCTCCGGGGTTGACCTTGACACCCACCAACAGTTGAAAGGGGCCAGATGGCCAACATCGGTAACGTCATCGAGCCCAGCGCACTACACCTGGTCCGCGGCCGAGACTTCAAGTGGACATTCGAGAACCTCGACGAAGCAGGCAACTCTGTCGACTTCCCTCCGGGCGAGCTGTACTTCGAGCTGGAGACCGGCGGCGAGCACAACTGCATCCAGCAGGTCGAGATCCTCAATTCCGATGCGGGCGTCTACTCGCTTGCATACAACGGCGTCGAGTCCGATCCGATCGACTACTACGACGCAGTCGAGTCCCCGTACGACCTGACCATCGACATCAGGTCCGCACTCGAGAACATCCCAGCGATCGGAGCCGGGAACGTCAGGGTTTCGCGCACAGGACTGAACCCCGTGTGGAACCTGAACTTGACTCTCAGTGGCATCAGCCAGAACGAAATCCAGGAGCTCAGCGTCGTCAACCTGCTGGGCTGGTTGGGCGAGTCGCTGGGTGAAGGCCAGATGGTCCTGTCCTACCGGAGCAACGACGCCGCTCCGATCTCCTTCGAAGCGAACGCGGCGACGATCCAGGCCGCGCTCGAATCGCTGCCTCAGATCGGGGTAGGTAACGTCGCAGTCACCGAGCCCGTAGCTGACCACTTCAGGATCGAGTTCAAGGGCCTGCTCGCAGCGCGAGACGTGGACCTGATCTCGGTTAGGGCATACGAGAAGAACGCCTCCGACTTCTTCGGAGGCGGCATCACCGGCAACCTGTTGACAGTCTTCTCCACGAAGACGATCCAAAACGGACGCCGGTCGGTACTCAGCGGCCGGATGATGGACACGCTCACCCAGAAGATCACCGAGTTCTTCAGCTTGTTCGACGACAGCCTGCCCCTCAGCCTCGAGTTCGTAATTCAGGACAACCAGAACTTCACCATTGTCTGCAGGTCCACCAAGGGCTACGCCGAGATCGACCTAGTCACATTCGACGTGATCTTCTCAGCCGCGATGCTCAAGTCGTTCCTCGAGAACCAAACGCTACTTACCGGCGCGATCGACGAGGCCACGGTAGATCAGTACTGGAACCACAGCTACACAGTCGAGTTCATCAACGAGCAAGGCAATCGCCCGCACCCGCTGTTGGTCGGCGACGCGTCAGCCCTTACCACCGACATCACCCAGATCCCGGTCGTACCGCAGGTTCGTACCACGATGTTGGCCCTCGGCCAGCGCGCGGTAACCCTGTGGCCCTTCGCCATCGACGGGTCAACGGCCAGCATCAAGATCGAGAGCGACGAAGTCGAAGTGATCGGCCCACGGACTCCGTGGCAACTGGTCTTCCTACCTGAGGGAGAGGCCGCAGGCGGCGATCCCGTCGCTAGAGGAAGGGCATCGGTACAGGAGTGAGACTCAAAGGCAGTTCCCCTGACGGTAATCCCGCTCTCAGCTACGTAGGCTCCCCCACCGGCACCTACGTCGGCGACGCGAAGCTGCCAGTCGGCACGCTGATCGCGATCCCCGGCCAGACCGGGCTACGAGGCCCGCAGGGCGACACCGGAGCCAAAGGCGACCAGGGTGAGCGCGGAGAGCGCGGCGATCAAGGGCTCAAGGGGGATACCGGCAGCACCGGGCCATCCAACGTGCTAACCGTAGGCAACGTAGTGGCCGGCGACGAGCCGGCTGCCACCCTCACGGGCAGCTCCCCTAGTCAGCAGTTGCACCTAGTCCTCCCCCGCGGCGAGAAGGGCGACACAGGCGACCAGGGCCCCACGGGGGCCACGGGCGCACAAGGCCCGACCGGACCTCAAGGTGCCCAAGGCACCGCAGGCGTCAGCCTGGACATCGAGGGTCGCGTGCTCAACTACGCCGCCCTCCTGTCGCTGCCGAGCCCGCAGTTCGGACAGGCGTGGGTAAACCAGGACGACGGCCTTCTGTACTTCTACGACAACGGGTTCCCCGCTAACGGAGACGGCGTGCCGTTCCAAGGCGAGCAAGGTCCGATGGGGCCCGGAGGCGCACAAGGGCCCACTGGCCCGAAGGGCGATAAGGGAGATACCGGAGACCAAGGGCCGCAAGGTGTTCAGGGCTCGATAGGGCCTAAAGGCGACAAGGGCGACACCGGATCGACCGGTGCCACTGGCGCTACTGGGCCGACAGGCCCCAGCGTCGGCGCTGGATCTGCTTCAGCTTATGTGGCCACCTCGCAGACCACCACGTCCACCACCTTCGCCGATCTCGCCACGACCACGGACACAGTCACGGTCACCATCGGCACCAGCGGCTCTGTCCTTGTCAACATCTATTCGTTCATGGGCAACAACACATCTCCGCAGATCTGCCAGGTAGGGTTCGCTATCTCAGGTGCCACCACTAGAGCTGCCTCGGACGACTACAGCATCCTGGCTCAGAACCAGGTATCGGGCTGGAATGACAGACGATCTGGCCTATTCCTTCTCACCGGACTGACGCCTGGCTCAACCACGTTCAAGATGAAGTACAAGGTCTCGGGTGGCACGGGAACTTACACAGACCGACGCATCTCGGTCATCCCGCTGTAAATCGGGATCGGTCTGACCCCACCGACTGAACGGGTCCAAGTACCCGCAGCAGATGGGCGGTAGCACCTTCAGAGGTGCCGTGGAGGTTCGATTCCCTTCCGGGTACACCAGGCGGGCGGTTCCCCTACTCAGGGGAGCCCCCGCTCTGTGCACGTAGCTCAACTGGTAGAGCAGCGGTCTCCAAAGCCGCCGGTTGCAGGTTCGACTCCTGCCGGGTACGCACCCACCCAGTTCTCTTGTAGGGCTGGGTCTTTTCCCTCGTCGTCCAATCGGCAGTGACTCCGGGTTCTGGCCCCGGCAATGGAGGTTCGAGTCCTCTCGGGGGAGCAACGCAAGCCCAAATGTGAACCGCCTTACGCCGGCCACAGGCCTCTGCGACTACTTGACACCCACCACGAAAGGAGTCTGATGGCCAGACGACTATTCAGAGGCCGACAGTTCTCCGAGAACGGTTGGCCCTACGTCGATCAGGGTTCGTGCCGATGGTTCCAGGTAGCACCTGGAGTCTCGATGCAGATCCAAGAGGGAGCTCCCTTCTCGATCCTCGGAGCGTTCGCCCGCGACTACCACGCACACGTCGAACCCATCTTCGATCCCGACTGCGCGTGCTGGACCCAGGACAACTCCGTCGACACCAGTAACCACCCAGGTGGCACAGCGTGTGACCTCCGGTGGCAGAGCCACCCGTTCCAGCGACGTGGCTCGTTCACACGCGCTCAGTTGGCGACCATCCAAGAGCTCCTCGACTTCTACGAAGGCATGGTCTTCTGGGCCGGCATCGACTGGTCTGAAGGCGGCTGGGGCTCTCCGATCGATGAGATGCACTGGCAGATGGGCTATCGCACCTACGACCAGGCCAACAACCGCCCGTTCCAGAAGGTGTTCGACTTCATCGCCCGCAAGATTCGGGCCGACGGCTACTCCACGTTCCGGCGCGGCAACGAGCCGATGCCGAACGATGCGGCACACATCCTTTCTCAGGCAACAGGTCTCAGCCTCCAACGAGCCACCGAGATCCTGCCGGCCATAGCGAAGGGTCTGGCCGCTGCCGAATGCACCAACACCAACCGCATTGCGATGTACCTGGCTCAGGTGGGGCACGAATCAGTCTCGTTCCAGTACACCGAGGAGATCGCCAAGAACGGTCGCTACGCGCCGTACATCGGCCGTACGTGGATCCAGATCACCTGGGACTACAACTACCTCGCCTTCGGCGAGTGGTGCTTCGAGCGCGGACTGGTGCCCTCCACGGACTACTTCGTCAGGAACTGGCAGAGGCTGGCCGACCTCGAGTGGGCCGGACTAGGCGCTGCCTGGTACTGGACTGAGGCCCGCGGTACGCGGATCAACGACGCGGCAGATCGGCGTGACCTAGTCACCGCGACACAGCTCATCAACGGCGGGCAGAACGGCGCTGCGGATCGAAAGACCCGCTACGACCGCGCCCTGGCGCTGGGAGACCAGCTCCTGGCGCTCACTGCCCCGCAGACCGAACAAGACGAATTTGAGGAACTGATCATGAGGGAAGTCGAATCCTTCTCCATCTACGCCACTCCCGGCGAACCCAAGATCCCGCTGTACGTGTTGCTCCAGTCGCTGGACGCACACGGGCCGCATGAGCCCTACGTCGAGGCCCAGGCCCGCAAGGGTGACCGGGACGCGATCTCTCGCGTCGTTCGTACCGCTGCCGGAAAGGGCAAGTACGGCACCGCTTCTGGTCCCGTCAAGCAAGCATCCGACATTCTCGCCGAGCTCGAGGGCTCTGGCGTCCTCGCCAACTACCTGAAGGGCAACTAGCCATGACCAAGATCCGCCAGAACTACTACCTGATCTCCGGTGCGATCGCCGGCCTGCTGCCGGTGCTCGCCTTCCTCAAGGTGCTGTCCTCGGAACAGGCCGTCAACCTCGCCTCGCTGGTGGACAACTTCGGCAGCCTCATCGGTGCCGGCGCAGCCGTCACGGCCGGCGCAATCCTCAACAAGCAGCGCAAGGACGGCGTCGTCGGCGCTCCCGAGGTCTCGCCTGTGGACCAGGTCATCAACAACATCCCGAAGGTCGTGGAAGCCGCCGCTCAGGCGCAGGCCGATCTCGATCGACTGAAGGGCGCTGCGGTCGACGCCATCGGTGCCACCCCGATCGTCGGGCCGCTCGCCAAGGAAGCCATCGACAAGTACCTCACGATCTAACGGAAGGAGGCGGGGTGAGTCTCAACAACCACACCGTGGAGCTTGCCCCGTCTCCCCCGCACATCGTCGGCCCTTCGTGGCAGAAGACGATCGAAGGTAAATGGCACCTACCCGAGAAGACCCTCGGGTGGGGCGTCCTAGCTTGGATGTCGGAGTACGTCAATACCCCTGGCGGGCATGACGATCCGAACCGCCTCCGGTTCCTCATCGAGCTGTCCGAGGCCGGGATCCTGGTCAACGACCTGATGTTCATCCCCACCGACGAGCAGGTACGGCTGGTCCTCTGGTGGTACGCGGTCGACGACAAAGGCCAGTACATCTACCGCGAGGGCGTGATCCGTCGGCTCAAGGGCTGGGGCAAGGATCCGTTCACTGCCGCGCTGTGCCTCGCAGAACTCTGTGGGCCAGTAGCGTTCTCACACTTCAACCCGTTGACCGGTGAGCCGGTCGGCAAGCGCCGCAACGCGCCGTGGATCACGGTGGCGGCGGTCTCCCAGGACCAGACGAAGAACACCTTCTCGCTGTTCCCGGTGATGATCTCCAAGAAGCTCAAGGCCGACTACAGCCTCGACGTGAACCGCTTCATCATCTACTCAGACGGTGGAGCTGGCCGCATCGAGGCCGCTACCTCAAGTCCCGCGTCGATGGAGGGCAACCGCCCAACGTTCGTCGTACAGAACGAGACTCAGTGGTGGGGCCAAGGCCCGGACGGCAAGGTCAACGACGGACACTCGATGGCATCGGTCATCGAAGGCAACATGACCAAAGTCGACGGCGCTCGCACGCTATCGATCTGCAACGCCCACATCCCCGGCACCGAGACGGTCGCCGAAAAGGCGTACATCGAATACCTCGACGTGCAATCCGGTAAGTCAGTCGACACCGGGGCGATGTACGACGCGCTCGAAGCGCCGGCCGACACCCCGATCTCCGAGATCCCTTCCCAGAAGGAAGATCCGATCGGGTACGAGGAGGGCATCCAGAAGCTCCGCGAGGGCCTTCTGATAGCTCGAGGCGACTCCACCTGGCTGCCGATCGAAGACATCATCAAGTCGATCCTGTCGACGAAGAACGTCATCACCGAGTCTCGGCGCAAGTTCCTCAACCAGGTCAACGCATCCGAAGATTCGTGGCTGTCCCCCACCGAGTGGGATCGCTGCTTCGCAGACCCGAAGAAGTACGAGATCAGGGTCGGCGCACCGTTCGCCCCGCTCGACCGAGGCCAGAAGATCACCCTCGGCTTCGACGGCTCGAAGTCCAACGACTGGACAGCCCTAGTCGGCTGTCGTGTCTCGGACGGCTTCCTATTCGTGGTCAAGATCTGGAACCCGCAGAAGTTCCCCCACGGAGAAGTGCCGCGCGAAGACGTAGACGCCACAGTGCATTCCGTCTTCCAGAGGTACGACGTGGTGGCCTTCCGAGCTGATGTGAAGGAGTTCGAGGCATACGTCGACTCCTGGGGTCGGACCTACAAGAAGAAGCTCAAGGTCAACGCCTCCCCCAACAACCCAGTCGCATTCGACATGCGCGGGCAGCAGAAGAGGTTCGCGTTCGACTGCGAGCGCCTGGAGGACGCGGTTCTCGAGGGCGAGGTCTGGCACGACAACGACCCGGTGCTTAAGGCGCACGTCACCAACGCGAAGCGCCATCCGACCAATTACGACGCCATTGCGATCCGCAAGGTCACCAAGGACAGCAGCAAGAAGATCGACGCTGCGGTCTGCGCTGTCCTCGCGTTCGGGGCGAGACAGGACTACCTGATGAGCAAGAAGGCCCGCACGGGCCGAGTGGTGGCCGTCCGATGACGGCACCCCTTCCCGGACAAGAAGAGATCGAAGACCCCGTAG